GGCACATCGGAATACTGCTTAGTACCTTTCACGATATAGACCTGGCTATCGTCTTCGTAAATATGCCCATTCATGCCATCCATAATAATCTTAATGACGTTATCAATATCAGGCTTCTTGGGGTGGATCAGGTTTCTTTGGGCCAGCTCTTTCTTTTTCTTCGGCCAAGACTTCGGAATCTCGAATCGCGCAATAATATGCAGCACCATCGGAACCTCTAAGGTTTCCAGATCGTGCATCTCCATCTTCTCGCGGCATAACCTGGCGACCATATCTTCATAGTCTTTTGTTTTCTTAGGGGTATAAGCACGCCCGTTACCAAAACGTGGACGGCCTTTACCAACGGGCTGGCCTGGGACGCTAAGATAAATAGAATCAACCATGCCTATACTCCTAAGAAGTTAATTAGACTTCATCCAGTCTGTATTTTTTGGATTAATCCTAGACCATGAGTCCAGGCCGGATCGAATCAACATATCCGTCAGCTTTGACGTAGACATCTTTTCTTTTAACGCCAGCTCATCCAGGCGCAGCTTAATATCATCTGGAATCCGCACAAAAAGCGGAACCAGGTTATCAGCGTTTTGCTTCTTTCTGGTCATTTTATATTTCCTAATTTTCTAGCCTGCTCACCCAGTAGGTTGATTACCCACATCTCCGGCTTGCGCGTACCTTTCATCATGGCCTCGATATTCTCGATAGTGCCACCAGTGCGATCCGCTAACTCTCTAGGCGACATCCGAGCCTTCAGCATCAGGCTCCCCATCTCTTTACCCAGGGCCATATACTTAGTCTTCTTCTTTGCTGCCATCATCGACCTCTTGATATTCAGTAGTTACTTGCTTTTCCGGCCCCTTCATATTGAACGCAACGATAGACGGCTTATCTTCTTGCTTATCCAGGTCGTCTAACATGCCAGATGCCTTAGCCAATACCCGCAAGGTCGCAACCTTATCGTGCATTTCAATCGTTACATTGCCATCACGCACGCTAATCTTCTTAATCGCACGCAACGCATACTCCGGTATATCTTCCAACGGCTTAACAGTGCCATCGAGATTCACAATATCTGTAATGTTCGCAGTCCCCAGGGAAAGCAATTCAGCCGCAACAGCTTCCTTGTTCTGCCCCAGGGTTTCACTGCGACCGATCCGCTTCTGAACCTGGCGTACTCCACCAAAGCGTCCTATAGGTGGGCGCTTGTCAGATCGCTTCTCTGCCTTCTTCTCTGCCATACTGCCTAGAAGGGTATGTCGTCTGCGAAATCACCGCTCTGAGGGGCGCTGATGGCGTTAGAACCATTACTAGGGTTGCCAGGGTAGATGGGTGCGCCTTGATTCTGGTCATTCTGGGCTGGGCGGTCATCTTCAAACAGCGACAGCCAGATCTCACCATCCTTGTTTGGGATAGGTAGAGCCTCCAGTTTAAGGCGAGGTGGCTTGCCATCTTCCTTATCGAAGGCGACACCGACACGAATCCATACAGGCTTATCGCGGCCTGGTACTTCTTTAGCTTGGCTGATGTTAAATCTTTTCATAGGTACTCCCCTTAGTATCGTGGTACGTAAATTTTAGGCGCTTCAGTAGCAAAGCGATTGTTTGGCGACTTGTTGCTGTAAGGGCTGCCGTATACCCCGTAGCTATTGTTGATTGAATCAGGGCTGTACTTACTGCCATAGCGACCATATGGGTTGCTTACTGAATTCGGATCATAACGATTGCTATTTAGATTACCTAAGAACTTGCCATCAGGTGACACCAGGTAAGGCGATTCTGCAAATGCCTGGCTAGAAATTAAAACTAACGCTATTGCTAATATCTTCATAACTAACTCCCGTTGTAGTAGTGGTTGATTATACGCTATCGCATACTGATAGCACAACCTTTTTCATGTAAAACTGGAAAATACTGCGGAGGGTACCCCATATATACAAGCTCAAGACAAAAGCCAAAGGGCCGATTTTTTAGCATAGCTAAATTTGAATGCTTTTCATTTACATTTAAAAAGGCCGACTGATCCATTTTAAAACCATGTAGCTAGTTTACCTCCTTTAAACCCCCTTCAACTTTACAAATGGTCGTTTGCATTATTTAAGTCTCATTGATTTAGCCAAGTCTTTGACCATGCCCTGCACCTTTGGGCTGCTGCTTTTAGATAGCATCTTCTTTACTGGCTCAATAAAGTATCCTAATGATCTGGCAATCTCTCGGCGCTCGTCCTTACAGTAAGCAACATGGCTAGATAAGATCAGCTCCCACTGTGGCTGAATTAATCCTTGTCGCAGCCAGCCCTCCATGACCTCAAAATCGCGGGCATTCAACACCCTCGGCTGGCCCATCTTGTCCGCAGCTCGTGTAAACAGTGACGTCATTCTACGAACATCGCCCTTTATATCGTTATCTTGTCTGTTAAGTAGTCTGTTCTGTGCAACACTAGAGGTTTCACCCCCTGCAACATCAGATGTTTCACCCCCTGAAACCCTATTAGGTTGCACCTGCCCCTTTTCACCTGAAACCCCTGATGTTTCACCTGCCAACCCTGCTAGTGCTTCCCTTTCCGCCAAATCCATCTGCTCCTTTGGACTCAATAAAGCTCTAGCTGTCGTCTCGTCGATCACTTCAGGATCGTATATTACTTTTATAGAGGTGGTCTTTTGATCCTTGTAACGCTTCTTTGCATAGACTAAATACCCCAACTTATGCAGCTGTCTAACCTGTCTATTGATAGCCTGCCGCGATACATCTAAGTCCTTTGCTAACCTTGCCTGACTAACATAAGTGACGCCAGTCTCGTCCACATAAGAACAGATTGCAGCCAGGACACTGATCGCCCTGGTCTTATTGATTCGCTGATCCTGGACGGCTTTAATTGGCATTATGCTGTACTTTCTTAGGTCTTTATTCCTAGTTGGTTTGAATTCCACAGCGTCCCCCGCTTGTGATTACTGTTTTTTTTCATCGAAGTGCTTGCATTGTGCTAGCGCTTGGTATTAATATCTAGCTATCGAAACAGTATTACTAAAAAAAAGGAGCAATTATGGTACACCATGACTACGTCAATATTAACACTTCAGAGCCTTCAGGGCCTTCGGAGACGCTGGCTTATGTATTCTGGGCCGGCACTGCAATCGTCAGCACCGGCTTGGTCGTCATCAATATGATCTGGGTGATGGGAGCGTTATAAATGACTACTATCGAATATTACCAAGATCAGTATTTCACACTAAAAGAAGTGAACAGCGTCTTAGAACAGCACGATGTCGACTCTTACGACTTTTGGGGTGAGCTTCAACTATCTTTGTGCAGAGATGGCATGATTCCGGCTGTTGTTGTTTTTGAGTGGCTTGGCTACTAATTAAAATTAATTAAGGGAGTATTAAAAATGAGAAACAAAGAAATTCAGCAATTACAAGCGGACGTTCGCGATCATTTAGCAGATCGTTGGGACGAGCTACCGATAATCGACCGCGCGGAATACATCAGCGGCGTTAAAGATTGGTCAGAGCTTCATCACGATGTGTTTAATACCGATTACTACATCATCGGCACTTGGAAAGCCGAGCAATGGCTCGGAGACTGTGTTTTCGAAGTCGCTGCACTGATAGGCAGCTGGGAGCATGAGATTTTTGGCGAATTCACGACGGATTTCAGCGATCCTGAGGCTATTGTCAACATGTACGCTTACATTGAGGGCGAACGAGCGATACAAGAGCTTGCAGAGCGTTATTACGAATCGGAGGTGGCATAGCTATGGAAGAGGAATATTTTGAATGGGAAGAAAAGTATAAGCCCGTAAAAAACGGCGAATCTTATGCTTTTGAAACCTACGGGGCCGATCTGGGTAGAGTTACAAGCGCGCCAGATTCATTAATTTGGACGCTAGTCGAGGGCGATGATGGTAATACTTATTTGATTCAAGGGTACCACCACGTCAATCGCTTAAACTACTTTCTAGCGTCAGTGCCTTTTGTTGAGGGCGATAAAGATGAATATCTTGACACTATTTTTGATGATTGATTGGCCCTCTGTATTGCCCTGCCTATTGGTGGGGCTTTTTTTTGCCCGTAAAAAAGGGCGACCAGTGGCCGCCCAGTCGGGGGAGTAAGTCAGCAATCAACTAACCTTTTTAAAGGATAATCCAACTATGCAAAATATCAAAGCCACGCGGAAAATCGTGGCCTATTTTCGGGTTTCTACGCAATCACAAGGCGAGGCCGGGAACGGCTTAGAGGCGCAGCGCGAGGCTGTCGGCAAGTGGTCGGAGTCTAAAGGCTATCAAATACAGAGCGAATTCACAGAGATTGAGAGCGGTCGCAAGACTTGCCGCCCGCAGCTGTCGGCAGCTATTCAAGAATGTCGCGACACTGGCGCCGTATTAGTGGTTGCCAAACTTGATAGGCTGGCGCGCAACCTATCTTTCATCAGTAGGCTGCTAGATAGTCCCGTGCAATTTGCCGCGCTTGATATGCCAGCTCTGGACGATCCAGATGTATCGCGGCTAGTGATTCAGCAACTTGCAGCGATTGCAGAATTTGAAAGCGCTAGAATCTCAAGGCGAACGAGAGACGCATTGGCGCAAGTAAAGAAAAAGAAAAAGCTTGGCAGCCCAACCCCAAAAAATGGCGCGCTGGCATCGGGAAAAGCGCGCTCCAATGCGGCTTTGCAGCATACTATTGCAATTTGGCCAAAAATTGAGCGATTACGGGCGCGCAAAATTGTATCTTACCGAAGCATAGCAGCAGAGTTAAACGCTTGGGCTGTCCCCTTGCGCGAGAGCGCTGCGGGGCCTGTAATTCCTGACTTAATCAACGGGCCTAGATGGTCGGCGCAACATGTTAAAAATATCCACATTAGAGCAAAACAAGCGGGTTTGAT